CCCGGCATGGTGCGAGCGCACCGCGTGGAACTCCTCGCGCGACAGTTTGTGCGGATGGGCGTGCAGGATTTTCTGGATGTCAGCCAAAGTGCCACCCCACGGCAACCGCCGCCAGGCTCAGCGTGGCCATCACCCAAGCCGCTACGACGTCCGGCTTCATGCCCCCAGCAGCGCCTTCGCGCCGCCCGTCGTGTTCGTCGCCCCGGTCACGCCCTGCGATGACGTGGCAATCGTGCTCGCCATACCCGCCATGCCGGCAGCACGCGAGCGCGCCGAAGCCGCAGCGGCATCTGCCTGCGGCAGTTGCGGCGGCGGAGGTGGAGGCGGCGGCAACTGCGGTTGTGCCACATTGCCGCCTCCGAACAGCGAGGCAATCATTCCCATGCAATCCCCCGTGCGCCTCAGCGCATCAGTTCAACTTGATCCCATTCAACGCATTGTCAGGCAGCGTCAGCGGGGCCAACCGCTGGCCGTGCCTCAGAACCCGGCACTTCTCGCCAATGTTGCCAATCAGGAAACTGATCTGCGACCACCGCGCCTCGTTGCGCGCCAAGGCTATCGCACGAGCAGCGGCCTCCGCAGTTTTCAAACCGATGTCCAGCGCGTCGAACAACTCGCGCTCATCCTCGCGGCGCAGGGCCTGGCGCACCAAGGGCAGATCGTGGCTCACGCCGCCTCCAGCGGGTCATACTCATGGATCACGCCGCGGTTCCTATGCCCCATGCGCTCCAGATACTGCGGGTCGATCTGGAAATTCGGTATCCCGCTCACCACCAGATAGCGCGTCGCATCCATCAGGTGATCGCGCTCCTTGACCACCGCGCCCTTGTCATCGCGGCGATACAGCCGGTATTCCATCAGCCAGTTCTGAAGGGTGTCAAACACGCGCAGGCGCCCGGTGCTCAATCGCTGCCAGACTTCCAGAAGCCCATTCTCGCGGCCGTTATCAGCCGGTGAGAGCATAAGGCCCAAATCAACATAACTCGCGAACAGCTGTTGGCCGTCATGCTGCGATCTGCCGCGGCTGGCAGGGTCGATGACGCCATGCTGCCACGCTCCCCTGGCTCGGATTGCATCAGCATGGATCGACGGTTCTGCATTGCCACGGTAATGCTCCGAGTAGAGGTAAACGACATCGGTGTCCCGATCATGCGCGCCCCAGACCGCCGCCGTGCGGTTCCAGCCCACATCCATGCCATAACCTCGGGGCCAGTAAGCGGGGACATCAAACGGCTTGCACACGATTTCGCTCTCAGGCACCGGATAGATTGCACCGCTGCCGAGCTGCGGGATGCCCTTGGTGCGTGCATCGCGCTCATGCGGCGAATACGACGCAAGCAGCGCATCCTTCGCCTCGGCGCTCAGATGCGGCGTCTCATCCCAGTTCTGGAATATGACGGCCTTGCTCATGCGGCTGCATCCGGCCGGCGCCAGTCATCGCCGAGGAAATCCATGACGACCTCGCTCATGCCCTTCAGCGGCGTAAACGTAGCCATCATTATCCCGTTCGGCTGGCCTGGCTCGGTCGACATAAGCCGCGTCAGGAACTCGGTGTATATCGGCTTCGGCGGCTCCTCATCGCACCAGCCCACATCGACCTTCGCAGCCTGGAATGCCTCGCGGCCTTGCTCGTAGGTTTTCAGCACAATGCGCGATACGCCGCCGCTGACATGCCTGATCGCAGCGCTGTCGATGCTGTCCGGCACGCCGCGGCCAGCAGTCGGTTGGCCAACGATGTCATCGCCGGGGATCATTCCTGTGCCAATCGCGCCCGGAGGGCCAAAGAGGAGCGGCTGTAAACTCTCGCGAACGGATCGGATGTCCTCGCCGCTAGCCCAGAACGTGACAGGGGCGGCAAATCGTCGTCCCACCCACCAATCAGGATAGCGGCCGGTGCAATGAAGCGTGCCTTCATACCCAGCGCACGTGCTCTTGCCCGACCGATTCGCCGCGATAAATGCGCGCTCCATGTGCTGCGCACCAGCAGCGAAAAAATCCATATGTCGAGGATAAAGCTGCCGACGCAAAGGGCCGCTATCAGGGTAGTAGGCCCATAAGCGCCGGCGGGATTCATAGCGCTCAATGCGTTGTTGCGCTTCCCTCAGCAGACTGGCTTTCGTCTGCGGAGAGAGCAGCAACAATTCGGCGGTATTCATCGATGTCTAGCGTGTCGAGCAGGCTGATATTCGCATCGATCTGCTGCGTGGATTTGCCATCAAGCCTGTCCCCAAGTTCACGGATTGCGTTGACGTCGCCTTCAACCGCGGCCTTCACAAGCTGTTCAGCAGCAGCTTCCAGACAGCGCTTTTTGCTTGTGGGATCAATGTCATGAACAGCTTTTCGCAGTGCCTCGCGCCAAAGCTTTTCGCCACTTCGACCGCCGGGATTTCCAGACTTGCCAGGCTTGAAGGGCATTGCTGCGAATACCTAAGCATTTGACCTGCTTAGTTTCAGCACCAATTTTCTGAGATTGTCAAGGAAGAAAGTTGCTCGTCAGAGGAAGAACGCGAAATAACAGTGTTCCTATGTTCCAATTGGTTCCAATCTGCATTAAACTTAGGAACAGCCATATTTTGTCGATGTTGTTCCTATTGTTCCTATCTTATTTAACGGTAACATATATATGTAATTATACACCATATAACACTATAGGGGTTATAGAAACGCTATGGAACAGTGGAACATTGGAACAGCGGATCAGGAATCCGGCAGAAAATAGACCCAATTTAGCTGGCTTCCTTCACGCACGCGCTTTTTAAGATATCCCAATGATTTCAGCAATATGCCAATGCGAATTGATATGCCTCGGTTGACGTTTTCTACATCCATGTCGAGAGCACCTTTGCACAGTTCCGATGTTGAGAATGTTCCTATCTGCTGTTTGGCCCAGGCTTCAACGGCTGCCGCCCAAGGGTCTTCGATCAGCCTGGCCTGTTGCTCTTGTGCCACAAGTTCTGCTTCGCTTTGATCTGGCCACCAATGATCGCCGCGCAGGTAGCAATACATGGCTTCGGCCCAAAGTTGGTCGCGGTCGCGCTTGAGCGCGGCTGTGTCAATCTGTCCGACAGGGATAGGCCAGAAGCGGCGATTGCCGGTCATGTCCTGGAGATAGCCGTTGCCATCCGGATTGAGGTTGCCTATCAGCACGCAGCGCCGCGGCTGGGTGATGATGTAGCGGCCATAAGGCGCGCGCAGCGTATCCTCGGTTCGGGTGATGAATGCCTTGACATGCTCAAGGTCGGACTTGCGCACGGCCGCCAGCTCACTGACTTCGATAATCCACTTTGTCGCCGCAATAAGCATGGCGTCCTTGGAATGGAAGTCCGGCAGGTTCTCGCCGGCATAATCGCCCCCGAGAATCTTGATTAAGGTGGACTTCTTGGCGCCTTGTATTCCTTCAAGAACGGGCATGTAATCCATGCGGCAGCCTGGCTTCATTGCCCTAGCGACAGCGCCGATTAAGAACTTTGAACCCATGATGCTGATTGCTGGATTATCAGGCGCTTGGGCATAATCCCTAAACCATGTACCTATGCGTTCTTGCCCATCCCATTCGATTTTAAGTAAATACTCCTCAAGAGGGTCTATCTCGTTCTCATAGGCTGCTGCCAATAGCGCGGCATCTACCCGATGGGGCTTCGTTTGTATTCCCTGGCTTTGCAGCCAGATCGCCATTCGTGCCGTGTGCGCATCGGACCAGACGCCCGCAGGACCCGCTGGCGTGCGCTTGGAAGTCACGGGCATTAAAAGGCGCCTGTCGAATGCCAGCAGCCCCTTGAATGCCGGGCACTCGGTCAGCGCCAGGTGGATGTTGAACTCATTGCCGATTGGCTTGTGGTTGCTGAGTTGGATCTGGTCGCGCCAGCCGTCCGTTTCCTTCTCAGCGCGGAAGGCGTTGAGGTCAATGGGCTCGTCGGTCATGCGCGGCCCTCTGGCTTGACGGTTCGGACAAGGATAGCGAGCGACTTCTTTGCCTTCGCCTTGGCGTAATTGATCCAGTCCGCTTCGTGCTCAAGGCGGCACTCAATGATGCAACCATCACATCGGCCGATCACGCATGATGCAACAATGGCCATGTAATCGTCGTACTGGGGCTCAGCGACCATGATGCCTAGCGGCACAATGGATGCGAACATCTTGTCCAGCGATGGGCCATGGAAGCCCTGTGGACCAAGGCAAACATCGGTGTCATCGCCCAAATGCCAGATATGCGGCCGCTTCGGCCATTTGGGATGACGGCCGAACGGGCGGCCTTTCTGATCGACGAGAGCTATCGCGCAGCCTGCTTTGACTGCTTCAAGCAGGGGCTCTAAGTGCGGTGCGACGGGCACGCGGGTCCTCCACAGAACGCGCCAGATGGCGCAGGTGAGCGGGAGACGCCAGCTGGTCTGTGGTCCTAGCCGAACATCTCCCGCCCGAATAGACGGCTGGCCGGCCGCCTGGCGAAACCAATACACTACGATGGCGTAAGTTGCATTACCAGTATGTTAACGGCCCTTAACGCGGCAATCCATGGCAGCCCCGAGCCGGCGTAGTCGCAGGCCGCCAAGTAGAGGCCCATGAGGGCTGCGAAGGCGGCGATCTGGGCTATTCTCATGGCGTTTGCTCCTCGCTTTGCAGATAGGGCATGTCCAGCGGGTCATTAGGCCGTCGCCCATGCGCTTTGGCCGTGTCCGGCGGCAGTTGGGGCCGGAACAGGGGAACCTGGGGCCAGGGATCACCGCAGGCGGTTCCTGACCAGCCTCAGCGTATCCTCGACCGCCGCATAGAGGCAGAACGGCAGCACGAAGCCCATGATGAACGTGACGACTAGGGCTGCCATGCTGCGCGCTCCGGCCGGTGCTGCCTGACTGGCTCCTGCCATGGGCGAGGCTCAAACCGCAGGCCCCGGCCGAAGACGGTGACGACGGGATAGCCGAGTTCCCGGAGCATGAAGGCGAACGTCGCGAGCTGCGAGCGCCAGGACCGCGGCCAGTCCATCTCCGGCCAGACCCACATGCGGATGTCGTCGTACGGCACCAGGCCGCCCTCGG